GAGGGCTTAAAAAGGGTTTAGAAGCCTCCCAAGAGGACTTTGTAGTCTTCATGAATGACGATACCTATGTGCCGTTTTCTTCGATAGGATGGACAGATCACCTTTTAACTCATTTTTCTGATCCTAGAGTTGCGGCGGTTGGGCCGTCTACGAATGTGGTGATGGGAGCCCAGCAGATTTTCGCTCCGATTGATCCAAAAGAGGATGTTTTGAACGTCAAGTTTTTGATTGGTTTTTGCCTGATGGTTCGCCGGAGCGCGTTGAACGAGGTGGGGGGGATTGACGATACTTTGCCAGGAGGAGACGATTTTGACCTTTCCATTAGACTCCGAAATGCCGGCTACAAGCTCTTGGTAGATCGTAATGTATTTGTTTACCATCACGGTTTTAAGACGGGAGAGCGCATCCACGGCACTGCCGCATCGGGCGGTTGGAATTCTATGGAGATGACGGAACGGACGAACTTTTCCTTGATTAACAAACATGGGTTACGTCCCTGGCTCAACTGCATGAAAGACCAAAGGGTTTCAGCATGATTTATTGTTTTGACATGGATGGAACTTTAACAGCTTCCCCTAAAGTTTTAGGCGGAATTATGAAGTCGCTTAAAAAGGATGGGCATACAGTTTATATTTTGACGGGTTCTTTGGGTGAAACAGAAGATAAAAATCTGGAGGAATATCGACTTAACCAAGCCAAATTGTTGGGTCTTGAACGGGATTGGTTTGATGATATCGTGAGTTGTGTCTACCCAAGTTTTGAAGGTGTGGCTGAATTGAAAGGAAAGTTTTGCAAGAATTATAAGGTGGACTTTCTGATCGATGATATGGCGTTATACATTCAGGCTGTTAAAGCTAACTCTCCAAATACTTTGACGGTGACAATGGTCTAATGGATTTTAATAAGCCTCGAGTGGCGATTTATTACAACGTGCTTCCAAGTACGGGCTTTCGCAACGATGGCGCGAACCTCTTTTTGCTCTACAATTTCAAGAAACTCTTGGACGAGAAAGATATTTATTTGACTCCTTCTAAGATAAACGAAACGGACAGCAATGCCGTATCCATTTCGGCTATCAATCCAGAGAACTACGGAGATTCTGGCAAATATGACTTACATGGTCTGGTGGACTGGGGCGAGGATGGTTTGGGGGTGAACCTAGAATGGGACATCCCTCATCCCAACTTTTACTGGATTGCGGATTCTCATTTGGGGTATGACTATCGGCTCAAGAGAGCTAGGCAGTTCGACACTGTTTTCGCCAGCCATAAGCCGTCTATTAGTCGACTGATTGCTGATGGCATCCCCAGGGAGAGAATTCATTATCTCCCTTGGGCGGCGGAATCCATGTGTTACAAACCTTTTCCGATTGCGGAGAAGTGGGACTGGTGTTTTATTGGATATCTGAATAATGGATTTCGTATTGACTTGGTAGAGAGGTTCTGCAAGGAATGGCCTGCAGGGGACAAGGGCTATTTGGGGTGGCGAAATCCTGTCGTACGTGGGTATAACATCTTGGAGGATGTTGCGAAGAAGTTTAGTCAGTCGCGCATTGTTTTGAATGAAGCGGTCAAAGATGATTTGAATATGCGCGTCTTTGAGGCTTTGGCTTGCAATCGTCTGCTTTTGACGGAGGATGTCCCAGCCATCCACGATCATTTTGAAGATGGGAAGCATTTGGTTCTGTTTAAGACTGTCGATGAAGCTGTAGCGATTGCGACACATTATTTGAAGCATGAAGATGAGCGTCACGATATTTCTGGTAATGGTTACAAAGAATTTTTAGATAAACACACGTATATGCACCGTGCTAAAGAAATACTCAAGGTTTGTCTGGACTGGGAACCGAGTGAAACTAAGGGGGAACTAATTCATGCCTGAAGCTCAGAGTCTTTTGATTCGTCTGGTTATGCATCCGACGAACAACCCGCATTTGATTGATAAATTGATTATCCTTCGGGGGTTGCCGTATGAGTGGGTGTTCAAGAAGTCGAAGTACAGGATTGAACATGAGGACGGATCGGTGGAGGAAGCCATTGGTGACAGGCTTTTGACGCCCTGGACACCGGATGCAGACGTGAACATCCCGCGTGAAGTTCGGGATTTGACCGAACCCATCACATTTGTCCATTGGTTTCCGGACGTTCAATTCCAGGCGACGACAGGGGCTCGGACATTTCATGGTTTCTGGGAAAAACGGACGGTGTGGGGGTTGTGTCTTGATTACTCGCGTGGCCCGCAACAGGAGCTGTGGACGAAGATTGAGGAGTACATTGATAAGACGCTCCCGCGCGGCGAGAAAATGCCGAATGCAGTGCAGGTAGCCAAAGACCAAAAGAGCGAATTTAAGACCTATCTGGCTCGGCGCGGCAAGACGCTTAGTTCCTTGGAAATGGTCGAAATGGACGTTCCGATTGTGGACTTGCGGATGTCTGTAGTCGTCCCGCCGGACGTTGTTTTAAAAACTGTGATGACTGTTCCAGCCAATCCTGGGCCTCCTCTGCCAGAGACGAAAGCGGAGGAAGAGAACATGGTGTATCGGTGTGAGACCTGTTCTCAAGAATTTAAGAACACGCATGGATTGAAGATCCATAAATCCGTCCACAAGCGGGAGAAAGTGAAGGTCTAGTGTATGGGTTATCAGCCTTATTCAGCGGGATTTCAGCGTTTAACGACATCGGGAGTCGTATCAGACTCCGGAAAACCGATTTTGGTTTACGGGTTCAGCATTGAAAACGGAGCGACGGCGGCAGTTCCGACGCTCTTTGACGGGACGGCGGCGACTGGGACGCATGTAGTCAAAATAGGTCCAACGATTGCTAATGTCGCCAATGTGGTGTCGTTACCGTTTCCTGTGATGTTCCCGTTAGGGTGTTTTGTGTCTTTTGACGCAAATACGACGGCTGTCACGATCATGTATAGTTTGCAATCCGTTAGTAGTTAAAATTTTTAAGGGGTAGTCAGGATGTTCAATGGCGATTTTAACGTTCGTCGATTTACAAAATGAAGTTTTTGATCACACGGGTCTGGACAACACAGATGCCAACAATCTTATCCGTGTAAAGCGTTGGATTAACTACACCACGCAGGATTTGTGCGCCCGTTGGCCTTGGCCGTTTATGGAGTCTTCCGAGCAGTTCGCCACGGTATCGGATTATACGACAGGGACAGCGAGTGTCAATAACGGGTCGACGACTGTTACGGGGTCTGGAACCGCCTGGACGACGACCCAAGCGAACGGTCAATATTACATCCAATTCGCGGGATCAAATGACTGGTACAACGTCACGGCGCGGGCCTCCGGAACGTCGATCACGATTGATCAGGCCTACCAACCGACAGCCAATGCGTCCGGTGTTGCTTACATCCTAAGAAAGTTCTATTACAGCCTTTCTTCTTCCTGTGATCGGATCATTAGTGTCGTAAACTGGAATACGCCTCTCAAACTCATTGAAATCAATATGCGGACGGTAAACGAGCTAAATCCGAACCCACAGAGCACAAATACGTCCTACGGGTACATGCCTTGGGGGTATGACTCTTCTGGAAACGTCGTGATTATTCCCTATCCATTCCCGACAGACAACCGGCTTTTTCAGTTCAAAACACTCAAGCGTCCGACGGACATGGTGGGTGACTCTACTGTCCCGTCGATTCCAAACAAATACGCTCAAGTACTCGCTTGGGGTGCTCTTGTCATTGCGTTTGGGTATCTTCGGAAGTTCGACATCGCACAAGGCTGGAACTCGAAGTTTGAGGGGCGTATTGCCCAGATGAAAGGAGAATACCGTCTTACAGAAGATTATCAACCTATTCTACGCTCTATTGACTCGATTCAAAGGGCCCGCTGGATCAGCATGCCAGGTTCCTGGCCCGTTATTGCCGCAGGATAAAATGGGGATTATTGGTCCTTTTGGATTTACAGGTGGGATGAATAGTAGTACTTCTATTTATACTCAGCCTCCTAATACTCTTAGGACAAGTCAAGACTTGCGTGTGATTTCAGGTTCTTTGGTAGAGCGTTTTGGGACGTCTACTCTTGTTGCATCAATAAAGGGTTCTGGAAATTTATTTGTACAAGGAGTAATTCCCAATATTCTTACTCCTACGACCTATCCTTGTTTGGTTATTCAGGATGGAAAAATATACGGTATTTCATCAACGGGTGTTGTGACGGATATTACGGGGACTTCTACGTTATCTGGTGGAACTGAAAATCAAATTAATAATGCAGACATATTAAATGGAACGATGATTATTTCCGATGCTCAGGGAGCGAGTGGATCTATGGTGAAGTGGTCTGGTTCTGGGAACTGTTCGAATCTCGGAACTGGACCAGATGGAATCTCCGTTAGGGTAGTAAACAATTTCATGTTTTCGTTCCCTTCAGCGTCTTCCAATGTGTATTGGTCAAACATAGCTGATCCATTGACCTGGACAGCGGCTAATTTTATTTCGTTTAGAGCTGGTGATGGTGATGTCATAAGTGCGATTCATTATATAGGAACAAACCTCTATGTTTTTAAGAAATATTCGATTGGCTCTTTAGCAACACAAACTGTAGTCATTGCAGGGGCTGTGACACTAGGCCCCTTGGTTACCGTTAACATTGGTGTTGGATGTTCTGGTTCTGGGGCGGTCGATAAGTTGCCTGACGGACGTTTGGTGTTTTTTGGGTCTGACTCTCATGTGTACATTTTTGACGGGAACACTCTAAATGACATTTCGGATCAACCCCATCCTGGTTCTAATGCACAATCCTTTTTCGATTCTTGTGCTCCATCAACACAAGGGAACTTAACGCGTGTCACAGTGTATCCTCCGCGGAATGAAGTTTGGTGTTCTATGACAATAAACCCCGTATCCAGTGGGAATCCAATGGATCGTGCGATGGTTTGGAATTGGAAGAACAACACATGGACAGGACCCTTTACATTTCCAGGGGCTAATAGACACTTATCTGGTATTGCGTGGGTTCCTTCTCTCAATGGTGCTTTGGGAGGTCTTTCTGGTGGCGGCGTCTTTAATGCTGAAGGCAATCTCGTTACTGCTTATAGGGATGTTGTGTCTGTTCAGGATGTGACCAATTCTGTTGCAGGTTCTCCAGCCCCTCAGTGGAGCGTTTCTATTTTGTTAAGCGGAGAAGGTCGTAGTTTTATTCCTCGGAGTCTCCTTCTTTTTCATAAGGGGACTTCTGTATCTTCCACATTTGCTGTTACTTATGGTTATGATGGTGGGTCACTTGGACATTCCAACACCGTTACTACGTCAACATCCTATATTAGGACGACTATACCGTTAGTTATTCCTTCAACAGGTCAATCGTCTGTAGGCCCTTCATCTATACAAATACAGATATCCGATACGAATGGTGGCGGAGTCATATTTGATCCTATTTATCTTTCGGATGAAGTCTTAGTCTGATGCAATTATTACTAAAGACAATGTGGCAATCAACAAATGAGCTGATACCAATAAAAGTTGGTAATGAGTTTATTAATATTAAGAAATTTCTTGATGGTATCAATTCTGGATTTATTTCTTTTGATAATCTTTCTACTTCTTCACTTAACGTACTTGGTTTTTTTTCGACAGCCATTACTACGCAAACTGGAAATTATACAGCTACTATTTACGATCAAATTATTCTTGCAGATTCAACGTCTGCTATTTTAACAATCACACTTCCAACAGCTATTGGAATTTCAGGTCGTCGCTATACCATCAAAGACTGGAAGGGGAAATCTGCGACAAACAATATCACGATTGCCACGACTTCGAGCCAGACGATTGATGGAGTAACGACGAAGGTGTTGAGCCAGAATTATGTGAGTTATACCGTCGTGAGTGATGGCGCAAATTGGGTGGTCATTTAATGAGTTTTTTGCCGACTACTCTTGTCAGTCAGATAGTGGGAACGGGTAGGTCTGTAGCCCAGACAGGAGCTGTTGCTTCGATCGCTACCTTCACGGTGGGTGCGGCAGACAGCTCTTTTATCGTTTCTGGGAATGTGTTGGTTACCACGGCTACAGCCCACAACTTTAACCTCCAAGTAACTTATACGGATGAAGGAAACACATCTCGAACGGTAACATGTAACGTCCAACAGTTAGGAGGGACTTTAGTGACTGCTATTACAAACATCACGGGGGCAGGACCGTATGAGGGTGTCCCGTTGCATATTCGGTGCAAGGCATCTACAGCGATCACAATATTGACGGCGGGAACGTTTACGACCGTCACGTACAACGTTGAAGGAGTGATTATTCAAGTTCGATGATTGACACAAAGACAAAACCAAGGATATCGTTTTCACTTAAGTTATGGCGTGGGTCATTCCCTGTCCATTTGGTGGATAACTTAAAAGACACGATCCAACAGATGTATCGTCAAAGTCACGTCGATTTTTACATGACTGAAAAAGGTTTTTCGGATCACACTTGGGAAACCATGATTTCAGCGATTGCCGGACAAGGGGAACTGTGGATCGCACTTCAGGACGGGAAAGTGGTTGGATGGCTGTTGTCTGGCTACAGCAAGGAAATTGATAATGAGCCGACGTTTGTGATTAGGCAGGCGTGGGTTGATCCTGTCATTCGCAGGACACCGAGAGTTAAAGAGATGTTAGGAACCATTTTATTCAATGCTAAGTCGAACTTAGCAAAACATGTGCTGATCGTTTCGTCGCGGAGCACTCGCGCTTACTTACGCTGGCTTGGTAAGGGATGGCAACCGATTTCGACGCTGATTAAAGGAGGACTCTAATGGGTGGTGGTGGCTCAACAGATACATATGTTCCTTACAATGCGCCAGGTTTAGGACCAGGACAATCTGTCAATGCGCCAGGAGGTCAGCAAATCAAATTTGGTTTTCAAGGGATGCCGCAAAGTTTTCCTGGTGGGGCTTTGTCTGACGCTTACAATAATATCGGGGCGTTGTATGGAGGTATAGGACAACAGGCTCCTGGGTATTATGCCGATGCTATGAATCAATCGAACAATACCCTTTATGGTCAGGGGGGCGGTATTTCTCAGCTAAGCAATATCTATGGTCAAGGATTGGGAACTCAACAGCAGTTGACAGGTCAAGGATTAGATCAGAGCAAGCAAATTACTGGGAATACGATGGGCGGACTGAACAATGTGATGGATCAGTATAACCAGAACTTTGTTCAACAGTTAGGTCCGCAAGGTAATTTGGGTAAGCAATTGATGGGTGAATTTAATAATTACGGGATTACGCCAACTTCTGGGGCATTTCAGGAGGGCTTAGGCAATACTTTAGGGCAACTCGGAGCCCAAAATCAGCGTGAGCTTGGGAGTGCTTTAGTGAATCAGGGAGGACAAGCTCAGCAAAATCTATTATCTCAAGGTCTTGGAGGACAACTTTCGACAGCTCAGCAAGGGACTCAGCAAGGTGGTAGTCTCTCTAATTTGGGTAGTGTTTCTAATATGAACTTAGCTCAACAGATGGGTCTTTCCCCGCTTAATTACATGGACAAGGCCGCTAACCAACAATCTGGCATTATCAATCAGGCTGGCAATTTGCCGCTTGAGTACTGGGGATCGCAAAATAACAATGCTTTTGCACAGCAACTCCAAAACCAAAATATGAATGCTCAGAACAACGCCGCACAAATGGGTTTGTTTGGGAACCTTTTCGGGTCTGGTGCTGGCCTTGCGGCGGCAGGGAAATAGGAGGGTATATGCCGGATTGGAAATATGAGTCGTATAAAGGAATTGACCCAGGTCTTTTACAACAGATGGTGAACATGCGATCCAAGAATGCGGCAGGAATTGATGCTTTTTCTCAAGGGGCATTCGGGGATTCAAACCAGCACGGAGCGATGGGTTTTATTCAGCAAATGATGAAGCAACAGCAACAGCAAAAGGCGATGCAACAATTGATGCAACAGATGGGTGGGCAAGGTCAGTCTCCTAATATGATGCAACAGCCAGGAGCTGGGATGCCAAACCCGATGATGCAGAGTATGGGTCAACAGACGACCATGATGCAAGACCCTCTAGGGCTTTTCGGTGGACAGTAATCAGTTCGCGCAACAGGTCAAACAGAAGTATCCGCAGTACGCTTCTGTCCCGAATGACCAACTGACTCAAGCGGTGGTGAAGAAGTACCCGCAGTATCAGAGGATGGTGAATCCCACGGCTGGCATGGGCGGGGCGATGTCGAATCCTCAGCAAGCGCAACTTCCGCAGATGCCACAACAACAGCAGGGACAAGGCCAACAGCCGTTTAATGGTCTTGACCAAGGGAAGTTGATGTCTCTCTTTTCAAAGATCAACCCCGAAGGGGCGCAAGCATTGATCGGCCAGATGGTTCAGCAGAGGATGGGTGCCCAGGACCCCCTAAAACAAGCGCAAATTGATTTGCTTAAGGCACGTACAGGAGCTTTAGGAGGTGGAGGAGGGCAAGGCGGAAAAAGCACCTGGTATGAAGGTCCTGACGGGACGATTTCAAAGAACCCTTCAGAAGGATCAATCCCTCTTCAACTCAGCGATGCTCAGGCAACACAATATACGGCAGTTCCGAAATCATCCAAGGAAAAGAATGCGGCTCTTGGAGGCCGTGCGGAAGCCATGCAACGGGGAATTGATGTCAGGCAAATAGATCAGTTAGTTAGTAGGACTGGATTGACTCCTAAAATGCAGTCTCAGCTTCAGATGAATACCATGCGGGCGTTGCGTTCCTACATTCCTATTTTGAGTCGTCCTCGGATCACATACCAGGAGTTAGCTTTGGGTGAGATGGACTTAGCGGGGATCATGCACGGCGGTGTTCCACAGAGAGACGAGCTGATCAATACCCATTTCCCTGGTTGGCAGGAAAAGTTGTCTCAGATCAAGACCTATGCCACAGGACACCCTCAGGAAATAGTCCCGCCGGACATCCAAGCGAAGGTAAAACAGATGATCGGCGATGTCGTGAAGATTGACAATCAGTTTCTTCAGGCGAACACGAAGTTCTCAAAATCGATGCTCGGATCTACCATTCGAGGTGGTTTGCAACCCCAACAGACTAAAGCAATCGATGAAATGACGGGAACGTTGACACCTCCGTTGGGAGAATCTAGTCAAAACGATCTTGGGAAAGAAGCCCGTTATCAAGCCTGGAAAAAAGCACATGGCTATTAGCGAAGAAGAAGAGTTTGAATTTCGGGCTAGAGCCGAACGTGAAGCTCAAGGAAAATCGCCTGTTCAAATGGGTCGTAAAAGCTCAACACCTTATAAGGATATTTGGTCACAACCTGGGAAAGGGTTTGGACGAAAGACATGGGAATCCCTGGCTGTTCCAGAACAAACGGCCAGTAAGCTATTAGGAGGACTAGCACAGAAAGTTCCTGAAGGACAGATAACAGGCAATATGGCTTCTGATGTGGCGCGTGGAACTCCGCGAATTCTCGCAAACACTTTGGCACAAGCGGCACCTGGGTTTGTTTCCCGTGGTTCTTTATTAACAGCGGGAGCGATGCCTCTTGTCAGGGGGTTAGGCGCGGCGGCAGAAGCCGTTGGGCCAGGAGTTGCTGGACAACTTGAATCGTTATCTGGAATGAAATCAGGACTTTTAGGAAAAGCGTTCAAGGATGCATCTTTATATTTTGCGAAGATCCCTCAAGAAGCGCGGGATGCCTATCAAGCTTCTAGCGAATTTGCCAGGAAAACGAGCCCTGAAGTAGCAGGAACGGCAAGGCCTTTACAGCTTGTCATGAAACTATTATCAAAGGTGAAATCTGGAATGATCGGCCAGGATGAAGCATTGGCAGGACGGAAAGCAATCGATCAACTGTGGGAATCCAAAAGCATCACCGAGGATTTCAAAAACATGGCTCGCGGGACGTTTGACAATATCGCAAAAACAGCACCAGAGATTAAAGGGGCCGACACAGCGTTTTCGCGGGGCAAACAAGCCGCTGGCTTGCGCCAGTTATTTCCTCAAAATAAGTACGGTGGAACCTCGGCGGTTAAAACAGCAATTATGGCCGGTCTGAATGCGATGGGGCCTATGGGAAAGGTGGGTATGGCGGCAATGTCTCCGGCAGTAATGGGAGCGGGAGCTACGGCATTAGGTGCGGCATCAAAACCACTCAGTGCGTTGGCGAATAACCCTCGTTTAGCGATTGCGATTCAGCAGTTAATCAGCAATCTCGTTCGCGGCAATACGCCGCAACAGCCACAAGGATCAGGATTACAGTGATTAGATCGTTCATTTTACCAACAATATGTGTACCCGCTCGGATAGGTATAGCACTGTGTTTGGACAGGTCTTTGATAAACGGGATAAACGTAAGTGGGTTGGTAAGTTGGCTGAGGTTGGTTAATTCCAGTGTTATATTCAAGAATTTCCTTCGCCAATTCCCCTTTTTGTTCAGGTGTCATTTGAGAGAGCATTTGACCGATTTGGGCTTGCTGTTGGGCTTTCTGGGCGGCGGTCATGCAACCGCCTAGGGACAACGCTATGAACGGGATAAACCATAGGTTTTTCATGCCTTTAGTCTATCATCCTTATGTTACGGGAATGTTACGAAAATGAGGGTTTTAATTCACAGTGCGGAGGGCGACAGTGCGGGTTTGGCGTGGAAAATGCAGAGGGAAGGGGCCTCGGTTGATTTATTCATCAAGGAGAAGTGGGCCAGGCGGCAAATGGATGGCATCATCCCCAAGGTGGAAACCATCGAAGAAGGGCTTAAAAATAAGCCAGATTTCGTCCTCTTTGACCTTAACGGAGATGGTGGAACGGCTGATAAACTTCGTTCTGACGGTTGGAAAGTCATAAATGGATCGAAATTATCCGATAAACTCGAATTTGATAGGGGTTACGGGGTCAAGATTTGCGAGCAATATGGGATTAAAACGCCTAAAACGACGCAATTTAACAATGTGGATGAAGCAATGTCTTTCGTCAAGAAAAATAATAAGCCCTGTGCGGTTAAAATGGACTCCAACGCAGGCGGTGAGTCAGCCTCTTTCGTGGCTCGAGATAGCGAAGAAATGGTTGATTATCTGGCACAGCAGAAGGAATCAGGAAAAATTGACGGAAATTCGTTCATAATTCAGGAGGTGGTAAAAGGTGCTGAGATTTCCACCGAAGTATGGTTTTGCAATGGGGAACCTGTTTGGCCTGCCAACTCGACTCTGGAAGATAAACACTTCCTGGCCGGAGGGCTCGGCCCCAGAACAGGATGTGAGGTCAGCTTGGTTTATCACTATGAAAGCACTCACTCTAAGATTGTCGACAAGACAATACGAAATCTGTTTCCTCTCTTAAAATATGCGAAATGGACGGGTTGCTTGGATGTGAATTGTATTGTATCGGAGGATGATCATGAACCCTACTTCCTTGAATTTACACCCCGACTTGGATACTCGGCTATTTACGGTTATGGGGCCATACTGGGCCTCCCGATTAGTGAGTATTTCCACCGACTTTCCAGAGGGCCATTTACCATTCCTTTTAAGGCACTTTGGGGCTCATCACTCAAGATTTCGATCCCGCCTTATCCAACGCAAATTGAGCCGCCGGAAGCAGGAACAAAAACCTATGGACTCCAAGAAGGAGTCAGGGTAAACGGTAAATATGGGCCTGATTTTGTCCCGATTGATGTCCAGAATGGCAAAAAGACCGATTTTGAGTGTTCTGGGGTCACAGGTATCATCGGGGAGGCACTTGGGCGCGGAAATTCGATTTTAGAGGCTTGGCGGGGCTCCCAGCGCGTTTTTAAGAGCGTGGAAGTGCCTAATAAGCAAGGGCGGTACGTGGACGGCGCAGAGGATATCTGGAAAAGGGCCTTGAAGTTGCGTCAGTTCGGATATGACTGCCCAAAAGCATCTGGCGGGGGGGTCGGAGCACTTACCCCTTCTGTGAAGACTCCTTCGCCAGCCTAATTTAGGAGGCATTATGGAACTTGATGAGTTGAACGAGACGGAAGACATGGTTAAAACATTGGTTCGGGAGCGTGAAAAGGTGTATTACACCTTGCTCGTCGAGATCCGTGATTTGCTGGTCGACATTCGCCGTCACACCGGTCGACAGATCAGTCCAGGCTAATGGCGAATACGACATTCACAAATATCGCCGCATCGACTACGGACGGTATTATTTTGTCTGCTATTACAGGAAATCGAATCCGTGTCTTAGGAATAATCCCAGTCTGTGGCGGTACGGCGACAACGCTTGTCTTCAATTCTAAAGGATCAGGAGCTGGAACAGCCATTACAGCCACATTTGCGCTGGCGGCCAATGGTGGTTTTGTCCTTCCGACCTCAGGGGACACCATGAATGAAGTTCCTTGGTTCCAGACCAATCTTGGCGAAGCTTTAACAGCCACGACGGGAACGGGTTCTACCATCGGCATTCATGTCGTTTACGATATTTTTGGTATCTAGATGGCCGGAACTTGGGCTAACACAGGTAGTCTAGCAACCAAAACAGATCAAACCTCTGCTGTTCTTCTCTCTGGCGGTAAAGTCCTCAAAGTAGGAGGCAATGCCCCAACCTCGGCCCAGTGTCAGCTTCTGAGTGCAGGATCATGGGTCACTACAGGTTCTATTGCCGTTGCCAAAACGATGGTGATGCTTGTTAAACTCCAAAATAACACAATCCTAGCCTTCGGTGGACTGACTGATCCTGGTGCCAATACTGTCAGTGCGACAGCCGAGATTTACGATCCCGCCACTGAATTATGGACGGCTACTGGCTCGCTCAATGAAGCCAGGGCCCTTTCCGCCTTTTGGCTTCTTAATAATGGTCAAGTGTTGGTCGCCGGAGGAATGAATTTCTCCGCGGGGAATCTTTCTCAAACGTCGGAACTTTATGATCCAAACCTGGGAACTTGGGCATTTACGGGTTCTTTGAGCGAAGTAAAAGGAAGCGCGGGATACGTGATTGTGAGTGGTATTCCTTACATTATCGGTGGAGCTAACCTTACAACGGCACGGAAAGCGGTTGAAAAATACAGCGTTGCAGGGGGTACTTGGTCTGCGCTGGCCGACATGCCTTTTAACATGTCTAACGACGGGGTCAATAACTGCATTGATCTTCTGAACGGGACTATTTTAACGATTGGCGGGAGGAATCATCCTTTCACCTCGGCGGGTGGAGATTTGGCTACTTGTGCTCTGTACAATATTGCTGGAAATACGTGGAGTACCACGGGAGCGTTGCACGTGTCTCGTTTAGAAAATATGGTCTGGCATTTAACGGATGCCCGCGCTTTGACAGCTGGCGGGTTTAATACCAATGACACCGTTTTTCTCAAATCGTGTGAAAGTTATGACCCGGCAACAGCGATCTGGTATACGGAAGGCGATTTGACCGTTGGAACTGCGATCAGTCAAATGAATGCCAATGTCACGCTCGCTAACGGAAAACCTCTTTTGATCGGCGGGTTTACAGCCACGACTCCTGATTCCGATGTTGTATGTGAAGTGTTTACGCAGGGTACATTCCCACCACCGACGACCTTCAACCTTCTTCAGCACGTATTAGTTTCGAGTGGACTCCATGCCGCTGTTATTTCTGCTACACAAGCAGGTAGTCTCATCGTTGTCTCGGGAGTTAATATTACGGGGTGTTCAGATAATGTGAATGGGAATTATACGCTCGTCGCAGGGACGAACGCCGCTGACGCTGCAATTTGGTACTTCCAAAATAGTGCGGCAGGAGCTACAAATATAACATGCACGGGGAACTATAATATTAGCGTCAGTGAATGGTCTGGCGCGAAAACAACGGGGAACATAATTGACGACAAGGGAGCCGTCACAAATGTTTCTGGGACTTCTCCGGCTGGCCCTACTGTGAACACGACTGACCCAAACGATTTGGTATACGTGTGTGTCGTAGACGACCCAGCTCATCCAATTACAGCGGTTTCCGGCGGTTATCTGGTTATTGATTACGATAGTTCAGCCACTTCTGAGGTCGCCTATCAGAAGACGACTGCAACGGGGGCTTATCAAGCTACATTCACCATTCCCGCTGGAACTGTCGGATGCAATATTTCAGCTGTGGCGTTCTTCCCTGCTCCCTCGAGCGGAGGGACGACAGCACCCCTTCGGACATTGATTGGAGCGGGAACTTGATCTGCTGTGGCAAACCAATGGAGTTGATCGAAGATGAGCCTTTGGGCAGACTTTATCGATGTTTTACGTGCCAAACTGAAAAGTCCGTTTATTTCGATAAACCTGGCTTTTTGTTGGACAGGGTGGATAAAATCAAAGAAGGAGAATCCGATGCCGCCGAAATATAAATGGTTTTCGCCAGAAAAAGACGATATAGGAGGATTAGATGAAGAATTCCTCGCCAAACTCGATCAGGCAAGAAATATCGCGGGATTTCCCTTCGTCATTACGTCTGGGTTCCGGACACCTGAGAAGAATCAATCCGTCATCGGAGCTGTTTCGGATTCCGCTCATCTTAAGGGTTTGGCAGTCGATCTTAAGGTTGAAAACAGTCATGAAGTCTATTTGATCGTGATTTCATGCACTGCCGTTAAGATTGCGCGGTTCGGGATTTACATTGACCAGAACAACTTCCCGACACATGTACACGTCGATGTAGATCCAGAAAAAGTGGCCGAAGTTGTATGGATAAAACGAGAAGGCCAAGCAACAAGCTCTATTGAGAGTGCATGATCAAGAAAAAAACACCTCGTTTATTGTTGAAATTGGTGTTACAACGTCTTACTACATTGGAGGATACTATGTCGGCGACACTCGATGAATTGAACACGGCGTTAGGGGCTCTAAAGGTCGAAGTGGATCACTTGACAGTAGACGTGGCGAAGTTGACGCCACCGCCCACCGCGCTTGATCTAACCGCGCAAGTCCAGCAAGTGACAGAAGCGACTACGGCTGTCACGGCTGCGGACGCGGCGGTCAAAACCATTACGGGATGATAGCAACGGCGGTCTTTTTAGCGGGTGTCTTCATTTACCCGTATTCATGGGCTCCTGGTGTAAGGAATCCTGAGATGGACGAGAAGACGTTGTGCAGTGCAACGTTTCGCACTAGTAGCATACGTCCTTCGACGGAGTACACGAACAAGCTCAAAGCCATTCAGATTCGCGAGCATCCCGAGGTCGACTGTTCAAATGGCTGCGAGGAGGACCACGTCTGGCCGATCGAGGCAGGTGGCGACCCAAAAGACTCCGATAATCTTTCTCCTCAACCCTATTGTCCAGCACGCACGGCTGGCACGACCTGCTTTGGTGCACGCGAGAAGGATAAGGTCGAGAATTACTGGCATAAAATGATCTGTGAAGGCAAGATGACCATCGATGACGTTGAACTTCAGCTACCGTTATGGAAGGACGTGTACAAGCGGCAAAACCTTTAAGGAGGACACATTGGAAAACTACATGGTATCAGTGGCAATCAAGAAAGCGGCCCAGGGCCTAGCTAAGGGGATCGTGACATTCGTTCTTTCGGCAAAAGCCGTGACTTTAGAAACCAAGCTTGGCATTCACTTGGACACAACTACGTTCCAGGCGGGAGCGGCAGCGTTTATTTTAGCAGGGTTGGAATACGTGCATGACTGGGCGAAACTTCGTTTCCAAACGGTAAAATGGCTATGAAGACATTTCTCGTTTCATTGTTATTGTTATCGACGTCTTTCGTCGACGGAGATATGATGGTGTGGAAGACAGAATACGGTACGGTTGGTCTTCCTTTCCAGGCGACAGAAGGACTTATTGGGTATGATGGCATCCTGAAGCAATCTATAGCGGGAGCTTCATTGCCCATCTATACGGATCCTAAGAACGTATTGGCTCTGCAAGTCGGAGCCATAGCTCCTTGGCCGAACGAATCAGGGTCTACAGTTGAACCTTATATTGGGTTTGGACATGACTTGGCGCGAGAATTGCCTGTCTTGTCGGAATATAAGTCTCTACACCTAAACATCTTTGGTCGGTATGCTTCTACTCAAGGAGGACGATTCGGAGCTGGAATTTCTGTATCGTATTCTCTATTCTAATGGGGTCATATGGAAAAGTACAACATGCGGGAATTCGTGGCGAAGCTAGAAAACAGTATAGAAAAGATGCTGAGAAAGTGGAAAATGGCCTCACGCATCGAGGATGGTCCCGTAGTTCAGCTGGAATATCAATTTGAACAATCCCATATCGCGCTAGATATTTTCTGGCATGACGCAGAAGAACGTCTAAACATTGAATGTCGAAGTCCCCGAATGAATCGGAAAGACCAATTAAAAGGTTTGACGGATGAAACGATAACAGTTGTAATGGATCGTATCGGAAATTTTGCTCAGATTGCCCAAGGCAAACGGCTAAAATGAATGGTCGAAAAAGATGATCCTGACTGGCGCGAACGGATCGATTCGGTCGTCCTCTATGACAAATTGGAAGATCTCCGCGTCCAACTTAAAGAACTCGACCGCGTGGTTCGCGGCGGACGAGACAGTTTGCTTTCAGAATATCGTAGACATGACCAAGACCTCTCCCGTATTAACGCCATTCTGTTCCAAGACCCGACAGGCCAAAAAGGGCTCCTGCATGATGTCGATGTCTTGATGGGTCGACGGCATGAGAAAGACAGCATACGGGGGTTGAAGTGGCAATTCTGGGGGGCCATCGCGGTAGCCATCATCACATCGGCGGCGATGATCTTGACAAACTTTGTAAAGATACGGGACACGTTTCTAAAGATAGACCCCTTGGAGACGAGAATCAGCCAAGCGAAACACCCGAAGTCGAAGAAGAAAATCTACGTCATCCATCACCTGCCGGCAGAGGAACCATCGGTCGTTCCAAATCCATAAAAAAACCACCAGCCCAGTGTCTATCGTGCACCCATACGCATATCGACCACTCTATGTATGCCCCCCGCAGGTGCTTAATCGAAGGTTGTGTGTACTGTGGATTTAAAGAAACTTCTCGTCAAATACCGTCTTAAGGGTTTCCGTCAATCGAGGAGAACGGGGGTAGGGGTTCATGCGGGCGGACCTGGCAACTTTCCAAAGAACTTGAAACGTTTTAAGAATCTCCCGAACCTCGGCATGATCAGAAGGATCGTTGCAGTGCGCCAGCAAGAATTCCCTCAGCCAGGGAAGTTGCTCACGGTAGAGGAGTCTGCCAGATTTCATATCACTCCTCGTGGGAACTGTTCAGATACTCCAACAATATGTTTATGGCTTTCTCTTTCAGCTTTCCGTCGATATCGGAGAGATAGAAATGTTTTAAGAATTCCAAAGCAAGTTCAGCCTTATTCATTTCTGCTCCCTGGCGAGCCGGACGAGTTCGTCAAGATGATCGCGCCACGCTTCTTTGTTGTATTTTTCTGGCAAATTGGCAAGAATTTGATTGACCTTCTCTTCCACCGCGTCGGGCTTGTTTTCTGGCACAAACTTATTTTGTGGGTGACCCATTGGCCAATGGAAACCAGCAGAATCGCGTCTTCCGCAGTTTGGATCGTTACAAAATACTTGGTCGTGGTGTCCTTTACAAGAGTGAATCTTCTCCGGCGCGGGTGGGGCGGCGGCTTCCAACTTGGCGATGCGCTTCTCCAACTCACAGATGGCTTGAAATTCAAGGTTCACTTCTTCTCCTCGGTGAAGGGGGCGAGGGCTTCCTTAACATATTCTGGAATCCCATATATAGCCATTAAGCTAGAATATTTTTTTAATGCCTCCACCACTTTCAGGGCGGCTTCGAGAGTGTCTAAAAGTTCATTGTGTGGAATATCATCACAAGCGCAGTTCGCGCTAAAAGCCCCTTTCATGGGGCCATTTCGCAACTCCGCCAATCGT